CTCAACCCAGCGTTTCGCAGCCTCGGCTTGTAGAGCCTTGCGGCTCATGCGCGCCTCCTGCTTGTGCTCGTGCTTAAACTGTAAGGCTCGCAGTGCGGGCACCTTGCCGGTCTTAGCCCACCGATTGACGCTGGCTCGGCTCAAACCGAACGCTCGAGCGATACCAGCTTGGCTGCCGTAGGTCTTGATTAAATCATCGTATGTCATAGTTAACAATCCTCCAGTCGCGAGTGTGACGGAGAAAAATATTGTTTGCAAGTGTTGACACAACGATTCGATTCTGTGTTAGCATCTGCTCACGGTAACAAGAACGCACTAGGAGTAACGACATGGAAAACATTTATCCTCAAGCCATTTGCCAGACTTGCAAAGAACCCAAAGACGATTTCTGCTGCGACGATGATTGCGTCAAATGCTTCAGCGAATTCTTGCGTAAGAATCCCGACGAGATTCCTAGCTTGATGGATCAGATCAAGCGCGATCCTGTTGGGCTTGCCCCGTGGCAGGCAGCTATCGATCTGCTCGGTGACGAGCTCGAGATTCTTAAACTTATCGGCGACTGCGAGTGTGGTCATCTGCGAGTCAACCAGAACACCATCGCATCCTTGCTGCGCCTTGCGTACTCACTGGGCCGCTTCAACGGAACCAATGAGGTGGTCAAGGGTATGGTCACGAGGGCTGCAGCATGAAGCGCATTGATTGGCAAGCCATAGCGCTAGTGATGCTAATCATTTCAGTCTACTTGCTGGCTGGCTTGATCGACCCGTGCGACGGCCACAGCTGCGATGAGGAGGTGACCGATGTTCGATGACGATATGACTTGGTGGCATCAACAAGACCAAGAGTTAGAGCAACTGGAAGAACAAGAGCGCATTAGGGACTGTGACATCGCGCTTGCAATCTGGAGATACGAAAGTGACAACTAATTTCTTAAGCATGAACGTCAACGCCTACACCGAAAGCAAGGGGGGCTTGACCTATTTAAGCTGGGCCTACGCATGGGCAGAGGTGCTCAAGGTTGACCCTAACGCCCGCTACACCGTTCACGAATACGATGGGCTTCCGCTTGTGTATCTTAAAGATGACACCGGGATGGTTAAGGTCAGCGTCGAGATCGAAGGAGTTGTCAAAACCTGTATGTTGCCGGTGATGGACAACCGAAACCGCGCCATCCAGAACCCCAACGCGTTCGATACTAACAAGGCAATACAACGATGCCTGACAAAGTGCATTGGACTCTGGGGCTTAGGTCTTTACTTGTACCAAGGAACCGACCTACCCGAGACAGAGCGCGAGGGACTGCACGCAGAGCTCGACGCCAAGCTCGCCGCCTGCGGCAGCGTCAATGACCTGACCGCGCTCTTCAAGAGCTTGCCCGAGGTGTTGCGCAGAGACGTAACCGACAAGTTTGCTGCACGCAAGAAGGAGCTTGCCTAACATGGATCAGCAACGTACAGATGCTTGGTTTGCCGCTCGCTGTGGTCGGGTTACCGCGAGTCGCATCGCAGACGTAATGGCTCGCACCAAGAGTGGATACAGCGCGAGTCGGACTAACTACTTAGCCCAGCTCGTCTCCGAACGCTTGACCGGCGAGGTCGCGCCGAGCTTTAGCAGCCCCGCAATGGAATGGGGCACGGAGAAGGAGCCGGAGGCTCGTGCTGCCTACTCTGCCAAAACCGGCGAGATCGTCGAGGAGACAGGCTTCCACAAGCACCCGCGCCTTGAAGCCGGTGCTTCACCTGATGGGTTGGTCAGCGCTGACGGGCTGGTAGAGATCAAATGCCCGAACTCAGCCACGATGATCGAGTACTTACGCACGCGCCAGATCCCGCAGAAATACATCTTGCAGATGCAGTTCCAAATGCTCTGCACCGGACGCGGGTGGTGCGACTTTGTAGCCTACGATCCGAGACTCGGTGAGCGCTTGCAACTGCTCATCATCCGCGTTGAGCGTGACCCCGCTTTGATTGCTGAGATTGAGTCAGAGGTGACCCAGTTTCTTAAAGAGCTTGACCAGACCGTAAATGAACTGAAGGAGATTGAACTGTGAATCAGAAACAATATGACGATACGAATCGCGGCGTCATGTTCGACAACGACAAAGGCGACAATCCGAATCGGCCAGACTTTAAAGGAACTATCAACGTCGAGGGTACTGAGTACCGTATCTCAGCGTGGCACAAGAAGTCACGCGGTGGGGTGCCGTTTATCAGTCTGAGCGTGCAGCCCAAGACTGAGAACGGGCAGGAGCGGAAGCCTATCCCTGCGGTCAACCAGCCGGTTGATCCTAGCTTCAATGATTCCGTGCCTTTTTGAATATGATCAGCGACGAACGAGCAGAGAAGGCGCTGCGATTCCTAGTCGATACCGACGAATCCTGCGCACTAGCCAAGTCCGAGGTTGAACGTGCTGAGTTTATCTTCAAGCGTACTAAGGAAGCGGTGTTCACGTTTAGCACTGGCACCGTCGCTGAGCGCCAAGCCGAGGCAATCCAGCACGCCGACACGCTCGCCGCCAACGACAAGCTAGTGGAAGCGATTGCAGCCTACGCCAAAATCGCGAACAAGCGAGACACCGAGCGGATCGTCATGGATACATGGCGCACGATCCAAGCCAACAGGAGGCAAGGATGAGCGACATGGTGAACCGCCCTGCTCACTACACGCAGGGTAAGTACGAGGCGATCGATGTGATCGAGGACGCGGTAATCCGCGCCCCTGATCCGGTGATCGGCGCGCTCCAATGGCAAGTGCTCAAGTACACATTGAGGATGTGGGACAAGTACGCGCCGCTTGAGGACGCTAAAAAGGCACGATGGTATCTAGACCGATTGATTAATCAACTGGAGAGTAACCGTGAAACAAACGCAGAACGACCAAATCCGTATGTACCTTCAAGCAGGTAACTCACTGACCCCGATTGACGCGCTGGAGAAGTTTAATTGCTTCAGGCTCGCCGCTCGGGTGAAGAACCTACGCGATGCGGGTGTCAATATTCGTAGCGAATTACTGCACACTTCCGATGGCAAGAAATACGCTCGCTACTGGATTGCAAATTAAATGGATAATTACTGCACACTTTTATGGAAAAAAATATCCTAGATAAATCGTGGACTTGCAGTAGTTGCCACTACTCCCACTGGCAGAAAGATGCACTTTTCTGCGACTTCTGGCAGAGTGCCGCTGACCGGCCCTGTGGACAATTTGTGTATGAGCCGGGAAGTGATGAGGTAGAGAATGATCGACAACGAAAGCCCGCCGGGGAGCTGGGCGCGAGAACTCGAAAAGCGGCGCGGGATTGACCGTCGCCAGCCCATCGAGTACGTCCTTGCTGCGATACGTCAGCGAGGGTGCTGGGAGGAGGCTCAAGCCTTAGAGCTTGAGTTCCTCTCCCTTCGCGCTCAGTTAGAGCGGCAACAGCAAATTACGCATTCACAGATCGGCTGATCTCCGTCCAAAAGACGCCGCCGACGCCGGAACCGTTACCAGTCTGTAAGAGGCTGATAATGTCCCATTGGGTCGCGGTAAAGGACGTGCCGCCCGACAATCGTTTAGCAGTCGTATTCAAAACGAACGCCGTGGCAGCAGGCGAATGGATATGGATCACCTGACCATAGACACCATTCGTGAAATTAGAAATTTCAGATGACGCATTAGCCGACGTAACATCGATACGAAAGGTGGGGTATCGACTAAGTGCGGCTACATCCACATTGACAGCCGCTCCACCCCCTGCGTTGTCTACATCAACGCGAAGGATAGGTGAAGACACATCGCTAACTAAGAAAGCATTAGGCACGACATACCCAGAGGAACTTGCCGCCGCAAAGTCGTTGCCTGCAAAGTAAGGCAGTGTTGTTAGCTGCGGAGCGCGAACGCCAACAAGTCCAGCCGTGCCGCCATTGGCTTGCATCGAGTTATCGGTAATCGTGATGGTGTTACCGAGGCTCGATGTAGTCTCAATCATAATGGCGTTTTCAGCGCCCGCCGCCGTGCCGCCTAATTCCAGAAACGTATTCTTGGAGATGATCAGCGATGAGCTAGCGGTGCCGATAATGCAAGAGCCGCCCCACTTCTGAATGGTGTTCTCAGTGATCGTCGCATTCTGGACAAACACCGCTTGGATCGCGCCAGAGTTAGTGTTGCCCAAGATGCCGTGGTTAATAACAATGTTTCCCTTGCAGACCACATTCTTATGGTTCAGCGTAGAGCCACCATTGAGATTGATTCCGTAGTTATCATTCTCATAAGTTGAGGCAGTGCCGTCAGGATTGCGAGCGTCAACGATGTTGTTGATCACTGAATTATTTGCGCCTGCGTATCCCGCTGCATCGCCGCTACTTGAGCAAAGCGCAATGCCGCCGTAGCTAGCATATACCTTGTTGCTATCGATAGTGATCTCGTAGCCACCGTGACAATCGATTGGCTCCCATGCGTTATAAGCGGCATAGTTGTAGCCGACGTACCAATCCCAGCAGAACGGGTTAGCCGCAGCCTTGGTGCCTGCATTCGGATCGCTGCTGTATCCCGTCGAATCATGGGTCAGAGTGATGCCGTACATATTGCCGGACGTTCCCGGCGTGATATTTAGAAATTGATTCTTGGTTGCGACACCGTGGTTGCAAGACAGGAACGACGCACCTGAATAACCGCAGTAATGAATCTTGCAACCGTCTAGCAAAATGTTATCGACGAACTGCGCGTAGATTCCATGACCACCGAACTGCGTGATCTCAACATTACGCAGCTCTAACCCGCTCTTGCGAACAGAGGTCGAGGCGCCGACCATGTGAATACCGTTCTCGTTAGCGACATACACCGACGCCGCTGGGCCTTGCAGTTTGCCGCCCTCAATCGAGAAGTTATTAGCGTTGACCGTGATGGCTTTGACGCCAGAGCCGAGCGTTGGAAATTTAAGCACTACTCCATCAGCCATTAAAAAACTGACGTTGGCATTGCCGATCGTAAGTGCGCCACTGCGATAGGTGCCAGCAGGAAAATACAATCGACCCCCGCTTGTTAGCGAATCAATTGCAGATTGAATAGCGGAGGTGCTGTCAGTTAAGTCATCTCCAACTGCGCCAAAGTCCAGCACATTCGCTGGCGCGCCTTCGATCATTGCATTGGTAGCTCTAGTGAGGGTCATAGTCTATTCCTCTGATTAAGTCAGCGCTGCCGTGGATCGCCAAGTGCCACCGCTGTAAACATAAATCTTGTGATTGGTGGAATCGTAATACAAAGGCACATTCCCAGATGGGTTAGTCGGCGCTCCCGTTGGCGCGCCTGCTGCTGCCGGAATGTTTATAAATCCACTTGACATCGTTGTTGAGCCA